ATGAGCGATTCAGCGATCACCGGACACCTCGCCCACCTCCGCCGACAAGGCGCAAGCGAAGAGACCATCTATCAGAGACGCCGCATCCTCGGCCGCGTCAGCGACTACATCGGCAAGCCCATGGTCGACGCGACGTACGAGGATCTGGACCGTTGGCAGAGGAGTCTTCGCGTGTGCACATCGAGCATCGCCACCTACACGTCTCACGTGAGGGCCCTGTACGAATGGCTGTCGGACATGGACCACATCACGGTCAACCCGACCCGCAACCTCGTGATGCCGAAGATCAAACCACGTGTTCCTCGGCCGATACCTGAGAAGGATCTCGAGGTTGCGCTAGCCACTGCGCGTCACGACCATCAACTGTTTTGCTGGTTTCTTTTGGCAGGCTACAGCGGACTCCGTGCCGGCGAGATCAGCAGAATCGACCGCGGGGATCTACGCGAGGCCGACGACGGTGGCGCCTACCTGAAGGTCCACGGCAAGGGCGGCTACGAGCGGGTTGTGCGGATCGCACCCGAGGTGTACGCCGAGCTCGCACTCATCAGCTACCAGCGTGGTCGGCTGTTCCGGGGGCGTGACGGCGAGGTGCTCCGACCGCATCGGGTCTCCCAGGTTTCGTCTCGCCACCTCGCAGGCGTCGGTTTGCCGTACACGCTCCACACACTCCGTCACCGCTTCGCGACCGCACTGTGCGATCTCGGGGCCGACGTCCGAGACGTGCAGCACGCGCTCGGACATTCGAGCCTGGCGACCACGACTCAGTACGTCGCACACAGCGCACGGCGTGGCGCCGGCGACGTCGACAGGTTGGGCGCCGGTCTGGCGGCCATGAAGAAACGACAGACGGCGACGCGCAAAGCGAACGTGCCAACGTAGTACTCCGCGTCGGTTACGGTCGGCGCATGAAACGGACATTTATCGCGGCCGGGTTTGCGGCCCTCACGCTCGTCGCCGGATGCTCCTCGGGCTCGGACCGGAGCGTTGCCGAGGATCTCGCGAAGGCGAACGGGATGAGCGACGCGGAGTTCCTCGCGTGTGAGGACTACATCAACGGCCGCGATGACGTGAACGCCGACGACACGAGCTCGCGTGTCGATTTCGCGCGGACGGTGAACGAGTGGGCGGCACAGTCACGCCCCGACTTGAAGGACGCCGGTGAGGTGCTGGCCCGGGCGGCGAACACGAACGCCGAGGGCTGGCCGATGGGAACGGGCACGTTCGAGCAAGCGTGCCTGCGCGCGGGCTGGCCGACACAGCAGCAGATCGACGACGCGAAGTAGGGCAATCCGGGAAGGCGGTCTGCTTTACTGGGTCGTTACTGTCCGACCCAAGAAAGTGACCCCTTCAGTGAAAGCCGTAGTAGCAGTCATCGCCGCCGTCATGCTGATGTTCGGTGGCGCGTCCGTCGCCGCCGCAGAGCCCTTGCCCGCACCAGCCGCGGGTAGCAGTGTCCAGGTCAACCCGGTTGCTCTTCCCCCCGGCGACACCCTCGAAGCCCGCGCCGGGATAGGTGCTGCGATTGGTGTAGTGCTCGGCGGCCTCGCAGGCCTGCCGTTCGCTGTCGTCGGCGCCATCCCAGGTGCTGTAATCGGCGGCCTCGCTGGCGCTGGCATCGGCGCTGCATCGTGGAACATCGCGAACGCGTACTTCGGCTAGTTGCCCTGTACGCTCGACGAGCCCCGACGGGTTGGGTTTCCCTGACAAGTTTCCTTGTCCCGTCGGGGCTTTGTCGTGTCTAGCGTTTGATGTCTGTTCGCGCGCCGCGGCCGGGGCGGTTGGCGTGCCACTCGTCGATGCGCTCCTCGGTCCAGCCCTGCACGGTTCCTCGGGGCAGGGTGCCGTCGTCGTTGACGGGTCCGATGGTGACGTTGGGTGATGGGAGTTTGTATCCGCTGAGTGTGTGGTCGGCGGCTCCGATGCGTTCGGCGAACTGCCGTTTGGATAGGTAGCGCTTGGTCATGGGCGTGATCGTAACCCAGTTCCGGACGGATATATACCTATTCGTTGGCGCCGTGCGAATCACGTTCTGCCAGTTGTTGATAGGTGTTGCACTTATCCGTATTACACGGTAATGTTCTTGTTGTCAGGGAAACAGAAACAAGGAGACAACATGAACACCACCGCCCCCCGCACCGCCGCCCGCCTCACCACCTTCCTCTACCGAGCAGCAGCCGACCTCGACGCCGCCGCCAAGAACGCCCGGACAGCAGCCGAGACGGAGCACGCCACCACCGGACGCGAACTCTGCACCGCAATGTTCGCCCGCCTCGCCCCCAGATAGGGGGCGGGGCCTCCGGGCCGGAGGTGGCAACCCCAAGAGCAAGATCCACGACGCGAAATGAGGCAAAGGTACGGTGCTGGACATGAACCGACTACGTGAAGCTGTCCGTGTTGTCGTCGAGTCAGTGCGAGCTGTGGGCGGAGTGTTGTCCTTCGAGCTCGCGAAGGCGCGACGTCCGAGCCGGGAGATCTATCGCGGCGACTAGACCCAACTGCAGACGCGCCGAAAGCGCCCCACCCTCGGTTGAGGGTGGGGCGCTTTCGTCATGCTCGGATGATCTCGAGGAACGCATCAGCCGTGACCGTGCGGCGCGAAGCGGTTCCGTTGCCGAGGGCCTCGACGCGAACTATGCCGCCAGTGCCGACGAGACCTGTGAGGGTGATCGCCCCCGCGGTGCTGTAGCCGGTGTTGTAGACGACGGATCCGGGGATCTCGACGCCGTCGTTCGTCAACCGTGAGTACGTCCAGTTCGACGGCCCGGGCTGGGCGTCGAACGGAACCCGGTACGTGATGTTCACCGTCACTCCGGCGGGGACGCGTATGCCGTTGTCCTCGATCAGCGTCGTGCCGAACCCGGCGCGAATCGACCACGGCGTCAGGAGCGTGTACGCCATCGCCGACGAAGACGTGGACGCAACGAGCTGGGTTCCGTTCTTCGTCATGCCGCTGTTGTCGAACGCGAGACGCGCTGTAGCTGTCGGTGTGACTGTGATGTTGAGATCGGCCTTGACCGGCACCCGGACAGTCGCTGTGGCCGCGATCGCCACGTCCTGGACCGCTGCGGCGCGCATGCGGATGAGTCGTTCCGCTGTCGCGTCGACGGTCACGGTCGCGGCGGCGGCGCGGTAGATCCGTGCGAGCGCTGTGGCAGACGGTGTGACGGTCAGGTTGAGGACGGCGTCGACGGGGATCGATCCGCCGATTGCGACGATCTCGGCTGTCACTGTCGAGGCGATGTTCAGCGCGGCCGCCACGTTGGCGCGTGCGTATTGCGTGGCGGCCGCTGTGACAGCGAGTGCGAGGTCTGCGCGTGCGAGTGCCGTTGCGCGCGCTGAGGCGTCGACTGCGACGTTCACGGCCGCTGTGCGCCGGTACCGGACGCGGACTGCCGCCGAGACGGTGACGGTGAAGGTGAGGTCTGCGTCGACGTCCTTCGTGCCGCCATCCGCGCGTGCCGTCGCCGAGGCGTCGACGTCGACAGTCAGGACTGCTGCGACGCGGGCGACGACCCGGAGCTCCACCTCTTGCCGGACGACGACGGCGAAGTCCGCTGCGACTTGGAACCTCAGCGCCGGCAGTGGTGGGAGGACGTCGCCGTACAGGACGCGCCGCGACGGTGTCGGTGGACCGCTTCGTCCACGCGACACCGCCGGCAGCCGTGCTCCACCGTTCCGTGTCGGCGCGGGCAGGGTGGCGAGCATCGCCGTTACCCGGTCGCGTTGACCGTCGGTGTCACGACGATCTCGCCGGTGGCGCCGAGCTGCGTCGACGCGATGGGGATCGATCCGACGAATCGGCCGCCCGTCTGAGCTGACCAGATCCCGGCCCACGCGTAGGTGCCGGCCGCGACGGGAATGGTGACGGCGGATCCTGCGAGGGTGCCGTCGACTGCGCCGCCCGTCCACGTCGTCTGCTTGCGGGCGTATCCGCCGCCGGTGGCTTCGTTGGCGCCGGAGGTGCCGGGGTCGGCTGTGTGCAGCGAGATCCAGGTGCCGATCGTGCCGGTGTAGATCGCGATGTCTTCTCGGGTCTGCGGTGTCAGTGGCATTGCTGTGTCGTCCTTTTCAGTCGGTGCGGCGGACTTGGCCGAGGAACCACAGCCAGTCGTCGGTGAGCCCGCCTTCACGCGGGAGGGTGAGGTAGGCGCGGTACTCGGTGCCATCGGGTACGAGTACCGCTGTGGTGCCCGTCGATTCGACACGCCAGGTGATGAACCTGCCGGCGACGGTCGCGGACCAGACGGGGCCGTTGGCGAAGACGATGCGCGCCGAGGTGCCCGCCGGCCACTGCGTCGTCGGGTGTTCCTCCTCGTGGATGAAGTCCTGCTGCGCGGACAGGTGCAGTGGCAGCCCGCGTGGTGGTTGAAATCCGAGTCCGGTCGTCATGGGGTGGGACCTCCTACTCGTCTCTCAGGTCGTCGGGCTTGTCGGGTAGTGGGATGTTGTTGTCGGCGAGGCGGCCGGTGAGGCGGGCGACGTAGGTGCGGAAGGCGAGGACGAGTCGGTCGAGTTTGTTGATTCGCCGGTTGCGGTCGTCGACGTCGGCTTCGAGTTCGCGGACCCGGCCGCGGAGTCGGTCGATCTCGACGTCGTGATCGGCCCGCATTTCGGCGCGGTCGACCTTCCGGGCTTCCTTTTCGGCGGCGAGTTCCTCGCGGGCTTCGTCGCGTTCCTTGATCGCTTGGGCGAGGGCGTCGAGCTTGTTTCGGCTGCGAGCTCCGATGATTGTCGCGACGCCGGCGAATATCGCCGTGATGAGCGCCGATGCGACGCCGACGTTCTCGGCTGTCAGTACGGGCTCTGCGGCAATAGTCACCGACGACACGAGGAGCGCAATCACCTATATCCCCTCTCTGCTGCACCGAAGGCCAGTGCAGCGTTCATTAGTCCGACGAATACCGCGATGGTGGCTGCGAGGATTGGTGTCGGTGGTTCGGAGAACCAGGCGCCGGCGAAGATCGCGCCGCCGTAGAAGATCCACACGATTACGGAGAGTCCGTGCGCGATGACGAATCCGGTTTTGCGGACTGCGCAGACGATGAGCCAGAGCCCGGTGAGTGCGAAGAGGAGCACCCACCAGGGGCCGGCTTGCTCGACGTAGACGACGAGGTTGATCTGGTCGGGCGGGAGTGGCCGTCGGACGAGCTGCGACGGCCCGAGGTAGAGCGCGCCGACGCAGATCCCCATGATTCCGGCCGTTCCCGCCGCCAGTCGGGTGCCGAGCATCAGTTGTCCGCGGAGTGACGGCCGCTGTCGTCGTACGGGACCGGGCCGCCGGCCTCGCCGAGGGTGCCCGCGTTGTACTCGGTGTCGGTGACAGTCTCAGGTTCGACGTCGACCACTACCGGCAGTGCGACGGGTGCCGTCGACGGGAGTCCTTTGGTGGCACCGATGTTGAACGACGCAAGTGAGGTCAGAGCCGAGATGACCGCTGCGGTGGCGGCGATTGTAAGAGCGTCCTTCCATGCGACGTCAGCGAACCCGCCGGTCGCGGGGATCGCGGCGACGAGGCTGCCGGCGAAGGTGCGGGCGACGCGGTCACCGAGGTCGATGAGGAAGTTGCCGGACGTGAGCTGTGTTGACGCGACGAACGCGAGCAGCACGGACACGAGGGTCGCGAGGCCGGCTGCGGACAGGGCCGCCGGCCACGCGACGGACACGAGGGTCGCGCCGGCGCCGAGGAACACGAGGACGTTCTGCAGGAACGTCTTGACGCCGCGGTCGAGAAGGTCGAGCCAGAACGCTCGGGTGTCGATCGAGATCGATCCGACTTCGGCGTGGACGGTGACCGTGGTTTCGGAATCAGGCATTGTTCGCTCTCTCTCTTTTGAGTTGTGCGGGGGTGGATGCTGGGGGTCAGTCGGTGGTGGTAGCGGCGGGCTGCTGGCGGGTGTCGCCGGATGCGAACCGGGCCTGCAGGGACTCGACGAGCTCGCGTGTCTTGACGGCTTCGGCGTGGGTCTCGAGGACCCAGAACACGAGCGACGCCGCGCGGTCGTCGCCCTCGACGTGAGACTTGTAGCCGTCCCAGACGACTTCGTTCCACACGTCGGCGAGTCCGGCGCGGCCCCACATCTCGCCGTCCTTGACGTTGACGTAGTTGCGGCCCTCGGGTGACTGCTGGCGGACCTTGTGCGGTGCGCCCCACTGCAGTGCGGCGGCTTCTGCTGGTGTCATCGGTGCGTTTCCTCCTGGTGCGGTGGGTGTTCCGAGGCGCATGATCAGCGCCCACGTCTTCGGTCCGACGGTGCCGTCCGGCGTGAGCGTCGGGTCGGTGCGCTGCAGCGCCGAAATTGCGGGCTGAGCGTCACGCCAGCGGCCGGTCTGCGGTATCCCGAGCTTCGCCTGCATGTGACGGATCCCGGCGATCTGGTATTCGGGTTCGCCGGCCTCCCCGGACACGGACTGTTCGGGCCCTTCCTTCGGCCCGTACCACCAGCCAGCGGGCAGCGGGAAGTCGTCAGGGTTGCCGGCGCCGACGATGGCCGGCAAATACCAGAAGTCGTGGAACAGTGGGTCGTTCCACGCTCGGGCAGTGCCGGCGACGACGTGCCCGGAAACGTTGCGGTACATGCCGCGGGACTCGAAGTTGAGGCCGTCGAAGGTGCCGGCGACGTGGGAGTTGTAGCCGCCTCCGCCGTGCATGAACCCGAGTTTCACGAGTGCGTTCGCGGGGACGTCGGAGGCCTTCGCGACGTGGATGAGTCCGAGCTGCGCGGCGTCTCCGGTTGCGGTGGCGCCGTACCGTCCGGGGCGGTTGCAGTTTTCCGTCGACCCGTAGCGTCGGTTGGCTTTCATGCCCTGCACGTGCGCTGCGACAGCGAACGCGAACCAGGAGCAGTCACCGCCGGGGTTGCCGCTGCCGCCGTACGCGTAGGGCAGGCCGTTCTTCGACCAGATGTAGGCGCGGGTAGCGTCGACCTGCGTCCGTGAAATTGTGCGCATCAGTCCTCCTGTGCGGGTGTGGGTTCGACGACCTGATAGCCGAGCTCGGCTAGAGCTTCGTCGTGCGAGAAAACGCCGATGTAGCGGCGTTGCGGTGAGAGGCCTCCGTCCGGGTGCGCTACCGCGCCACCGTTCGGCCAAGCCGCGTACACGTGGGTTTCTGCGTCGAATTGCTTGCTCACGGGCCATGTTTCGACGACGACATAGTGGTGACCGTCAATCGCCGGTTCCGCGCGATAGAGTCGCGCGTCACTGTTCCAGTTGGCGAGCTCTGACGCGATGAGCGTTGCAATCATGTTGCGGCTCCCGGTTTGTGAATGATGTACATGCGGCCATTCCCTCCAGGACCACCAGATGCCACTGCGGCCCCGTTGGCGCCGCCTTTACTACCCGCGCTGCCGCCTCCGCCGCCGGGTGCCCCACCTGCGCCGCCGGGCCCGGGATCTGTGAATGCGGCCGACCTGTAGCCGCCGCCGCCTCCACCGCCGCCGCCACAGGGGGTTGGCGACGTCACCGGGACAGACGCGCCGGGTCCTCCCGTCAGCGCGGCCATCGACGACGCATTGTTCTGTCCGCTTGTGCCGCCTGCAGCAAGTGGTGTCGCGCCTCCAGGCATAGCGAGGGTCGCCGCGCCGCCATTGACGCTGTCCCAGGACCCTCCGGCGCCGCCCACGCCTGGCGATGAGGCTGAGTTCAGAGCTCCCTGCGTCGTGAGGATTGCCCCGGGTGTTCCGGGAATGCTGGTTACGAAGGTGCCGAAGGACGTCACTCCGCCGTACTGAAAGTTTCCTGTGCCGCCCGCACCGATAGTGATTGGGACAGTGTCCGGTAGCTCGGAGCACGGTATCTCGCGTGCGACAAACCCGCCGTGCGTCCCTGGCGCCGCTGGTCTGTTGGAAATGGTGTTTTCGCCAGCCTGCCCGCCCCCAATGCATGCCACAAAGACAGACCCCGTCCCCGGGTTGGTCCACACACCGTTCGAGCTGTAGACGGTGCGGGTCCCGCCCTCTTCGAGCGCAGTAACACGGGCCTCAATTCCCTCGATCGATCCGGCGTGCTCGGTGACGCGTTCGTCCATCTCGCCGCCCCACGTCGATGCGCCGCCGAGGTTGAAGAACTTGCCGCCCGTGAACGCGCCGATGATCTGGCCAAGTAGGCCACCCTCTCCACGAAGGTTGTCCTGGGCCCTGCCGTACCCGTTGAGCGGTGGATTTCGTGTCTTCTGTCGAACGCCGTCGGGTGTTTCGTCCTGGCCCCATCGTTGACCCGGGCGGACGGTGTACGAGCCGCCGGGTACCGGGACTCCGGGTGCACCTGTTGTCATTTTGCTACCTCCCGGGGTACTTCCTGAGGATCGACGTCCTCGGTTTCTTCGACGTCATCTCGAGCGCGAGCACTCGCCGGATCTCGGTCTCGTCCGCGTTGTGGAGGTAGCCGAGGACGTAGTTGACGTTGTGCTCTTTCGGGTTGAACGCCGGCCCGTTCCGCACGGCCGGCTCGGCGAGTTTCGGTGCCGAGCCGGGGTCGTGACTGATGCCCATGTTGTAGAGCTGCTCGGCGTGGAACTGGTTTTCATGCGCCGAGAACTGCGACAGGTCGACGAGCTCCGTCGGTTCCGGGTCCGGTTCGTCCTTGTCGACCCACCCGGACGTGTAGTTCATGAGGTGCTGCGGGCCGCGGGGCGGTGGCCGGAACTTCTTCGTCGCCAGTTCCGGATGCCACCGCACACCGCGTTCGTACAGCGTCTCCGACCAGTTGCCCATCGTCCCGCCCTCGGGGCCGTCGATCGGTGGCGTGATCGATTGACCCATCATCGGCAGATCGATCAGGACCGGCTGCAGTGCTTGCCGCGGGTTGTCCGGATCGATGTTCTCCGGTGTCGGCAGGGCGGGCTGTGTCATGCGTAATCTCCCCTGTGCGTGAGTGATTGACGGGTTAGAGCACACCGAGGTCCTGCAGAATCCCGAAGAAGTCCTGTAGGTCCTGGAATGCACGGAGTATCGGATCCTCGGGTTCGCGGGATCCGATCTTGATCTGCCACGCCGGCGTCGTCTTCCGATCCCACGCGAGGGTGAGCTCGGATACCTGCTCGACGAAGATGCGGCCGTACAGCGACTTCGGGCCGCGGATGGTGAATCCGACACGATCGCCGATCGAGAAGTCACCGAACCCGCGTTCACCGATCCGCCACGGGCTGCCGTCGGTGATCGTGAGGGTGCAGCGAGTCTGCTCGCGGGACTCGTACATCGCCGCGCGCTGAGCGATGACGTACGCCAGGGTGTAGGCCTTGTCGGCGCCCTGCGCGAACCTCTCGTGGTAGTGCGACCAACCGAGCCGTTGCGCGCGCTGTGGGCTCTTCCAGGCCCCGAACGCGAAGAACACGTCGGTGTACAGCGGAGCCAACAATGCGTCCGCGACCCCTCCGAGTGGAGGGACACCGGGGATCATCGCGGTCAGATCGCCGATCATGGTCACTGCCGCTTTGATGGCCTCGTTGACGCCGGGTGCCGACGACCCGCCTGCGACCGACTGGATATCGGTTGCGGGCTTGTGCTTGAACGACGTTCGGAACGTGCCGGTCTTCTCTGACTCGTAGAACACGACAGCGGGCATCGACGGGTGCGTGCCGCGGTGCTTCGGCTCGAAGTACGAATCGGGGACGTTCGGATCGGGGATCTGCTCGACGTTCTCCGTCAGACCATCCGAGCCGATCTTCAGGATCTCGGAAAAAATGCCGGAGAAGATGTTGCCGCGGAACGACGTCCCGGTGTTGAACCCGGACTTGTCGACGAGATCCCACACCAGGCAGCCGTGACGGAGGTTCGCTCCGGGCCACGGCGGCGGGTCACCTTCGAGGTAACGGCGCGCGACCCACGACAACTGCGCGTCGGCGACGATCTTCCGGGTCGCCTCGTGGATTGTCTTGAATCGGGAGTGGCACAGCGCCGGCAGTGACCGATCGACCTCACCGGGCAGGGTCGGTTTGACGACCATGCTCCACGTCGACTGGTTGAAGTTGAACCACTGCGATGCGTCGAGCGGATTGTCCGGCAGCATCCACGCCGACGATTCGAGCCGCATGATGTTCGCGAGGAGCGTCGTCTTGCAGACGAACTTCGCGGAACCGAACGCGAGCCACAGGCGCGGGAACTGCACCTCGGCCGGCAGCCACGGATTCGACCACGCCAGAATGTGTTTCAGGTGTTCGTAGTCGTTCTTGAAGATGACCTTCACGAACGACTTGCCGATCTCGTCGTGGACGAGCTCGAACTCCTCCATCATTCCCGACCAGCGGAGACCGTCCTTGTCGACGGTGATGAACACGTTCGTCGTGCCGCGGGCATCGACGTCGACGAGCCAGTCCGACAAGTAGTAGCCCTCAGGCAGTTCGATTGACCCGATGCCGGTTTCGTTGTCGATGAGTTGGAACGATGCGGCGTTCTCCTGGGTGCAGATGCCGCGGAGGTTCCAATCGCCGTCCCATAAACGAACGAGCGCCGGCCGTAGCCGACGCTCTTGGTCCGATTTGAGGTTGTCCGTGATCTCTTGGAAGATCCGGTCGTAGTCGAGGTCGTCGACGACTGCTGCTGTCATGATTGCCCTCCCCACGGCCGGGGCCACGGCTGAGGCACGATCAGTTCGATCGACACGCCTGCCGGTGCTTTGCTGAATGAGACGGGTAAGTCGATCGGCCCCATGCCCTTCGGGAACGGGTAGCAGAACTGGATCATCTTCATCCGGTACGAGTAGGGCGTCTTGCTGGCGGTGTTGTACATGCCGCCCCACGCGGCCCGGTCGGTGTCGATCCGGAGGTGCTCGCCGGCGACGAGCTCGGCGAGCTCGACGTTGCGGTGCGCGTCTTCGACGGCCCGGTTTTCGCGATTGTCACCGAACGACCAGTCCGGGACCGTCGGAATGCCGGGGGCGATGATCTGCCACACGGGCCACGTCTCGATGCACGAGTTGTTGCGGACCCTGCGGAGCAGGTCGGTGTTCTGCTTGTATCCCGTCTCCGTTGTGGCGTCGAGAGCGAGAGTCGACGTCGGCGAAGTCCACTTGTACCGCAACGGATCCGAGTACCAGTACGGGTCCCCGGAGATCGTCGAGACGATGCAGCCTTCGCCCTGTGTCTGTTCCGGGTCGTCGAGGAACTTGGTGAGCAGCTCCTTTTCGAGCTGCGCCGTCAACCACCGCCGAGACCTGCGTTTCGTGACCCACAGTTTCCCGGGCCGGTCGATCGCCCAGGCCTTCCCCCACTCCGAGTCGTTGGTCTCCCAATCGAGACCGTTGTAGTCGGAAATATCGACCGAGAATTTCATCCGCCGAGCCGGTACGCGGTGCCCGCCGAAGCGAGCACCGCGCCCGAACGCGGTTTCATTCCAGATCGACTCCATACCGACGTCGTAGAAATTCTCGATGTCGGAGGTGAGGATCACGCCCCGGTCCCCAGCGTTGGGGCCCGTGAGCGTGAACCATTGACCGTCCGGGCTTTCGTACTCGATGACGGTCTTGCTCTTCCGATTGTCGATGTACACGGGCGCTATCCCCTCCGTCCGGTGTTGTAGCCGAGCGCCTTCTCGCGCTGCGCTGATGTGTGCTCGCGCACCGCGTCTCGTGCACTGTCGACGTGGTAATGCACGTGCTCCTCGACGATGGGTCGGAGCTCGTCGACGGCCGCGATGAGACCGCCGAGCAAACCGCCCGGGCTCGACGACAATCCGAGATCCGAGAGGAACTGGTCGACGTTCGCCTTCGCGAAGTCCGTCCCGATCGCCCCGACGTCCTCACCTGTCGGCCCCTGGTACTGCTCGTCCACCGACCCGCCACCGAGCGGAGCACTCTCCGGCGGAGCGACGTCAGCGATCGACGTCGAATTCATCTGCGCACCGTCAGTGGCCATCGGATCCACCGGAGCCGAGAACGAACCACCTGATGCCGGCCAGTTCGTGACCCACACCGGCTGCGCGTCACCGCCGGCGATCTTCACCTCGCCGGCGTTGCCGCCGCCGAACGTGCCGCCGATGCCTGTCGCACCACCACCACCGCCGCCGGACAGCGAGCCTCCGCTGCCGACCGAACCGGACGGCATGCCTGCGAACGACCCACCACCGGCGCCACCCGACACGTTCGGGTCACCGCCGAGGAAGAACTCGGGAGGCAGATGCGCGTGATCGGTGAACATCGAGTCGGCCGCGCCGGCAGCCATGCCACCGACCTGACCGTCACCGCGTGCGCCACCCATCTCGACGTTCGTTCCGTCGGGCAGGGTTCCGGCAGTGTGGCCGCCGTACGGTCCACCGTTGTACCAACCGAGGTTGAACGAACCCGCCGGCCCCAGACCAGGCTTGAACCCGCGCGCGGCGAGCTCCTCGGCCTGGTTACCTGTCGCGAACCTCGAACCGAACGGATCCCGTCCGACTGCGAAGTTCGCGAGTGCCGACATAGCGCCCGAGCAATCGCCCCAGTTGACACCGCCCCAGTCGTAAACCGCTCCTTCCAAACCGTTTTCGCGGGGGAACTTGTTCAGCTGGTCGGCTGTGACGAGGCCGCCGTCTGCGAATCCGAGGAGCGATCGGAGGTCCAGCACACCGGAGACGATCGGGTGATCTTCTTCGATGCCGACCTTCGACAGTGCTCCGTCGTAGTCGCCTCGGGTGGCGAGTGCACCGAACCCGCCGACCATCGCGTGGAGGAATCCAGGCGACGGCACCCACCCGCCTCGAATCGCTTCGAGGAGCGGCATTGTCGCGTCGTTGACACCCCGTGCCGGGACGACGAACTCACCGTTCGACAGCCGAGCCAGGATCGAGTCGCTACGCGAGGTGCCCGGACCTGACACCGGACCGCCGTCACGGAAGTACGGCAGGTCCGGCAGCCCGAGGGTGAATCCGTCCCACTTGACCGGTCCCACGGAGAACCCTGGGATTCGGAATTCGAGGGAGTTCCACGCGCGGATGATCCAGTTGATCGCGCCCTTGAACGCGTTCTGTATTCCGTCCCACATGCCGGCCGCGGCCGAGGAGATCTTCCCCGGGAGGCTGGTGACGAACCCGACCATGTCGTTCCACTTGCCGACGATCCAGTCCTTCACCTCGCCGGCTTTGCCGCCGAGCCAGCCGAGGGCGTCACCGACCGCGGTGATCCCGGTCGACAGGGCGGCGTACAGCCAGTCCCACCCGGTCTTGATCGCTTCCCATGCGCCGGTAACGATGTTGCGTCCGATCTCGGTCTGAGTGAAGAACCAGATCAGGCCGCCGACGAGGGCCGCGATTGCAATGGTGATCAGGCCGATCGGGTTCGCGTTGAGTGCGGCGTTGAACAACCACTGCGCCGCGGTCATCGCGCCGGTGGCGACGGTCGCGGCGACCATCGCGCCTCGGGTGATGAGGAACGATGCGGCAATCCGGGCGTTCGCTGCGACCCACGCGCCGGCGGATGCGAGTGCCGCACCCACGGCTTGCGCCTGAGCTGTCAGCCACAGCACAGCAGCTTCGACACGGAGGGACACCCACGCGGCCGCGGTCGTCGCGGTGGAGGTAACCCACGCTGCGGAGCTCGCGATCGCGGCACCGACTGCCTGAGCCTGCGCCGTCACCCACAGTGCAGCGGCTTCCACACGGAGCGAGATCCACGCGCCGGCTGTGGTCGCTGCAGAACCAACCCATGCAGCCGCCGTACCTGCCGCTGCCACACCTGCGGCCGCCGCCGATGTGACCTGCACGCCGACCATGACGACCTTGTAGGCCAGCCAGGCCGCGCCGAGTGCACCAACACCGATCGCGAGGCCCTGTGCGAGGCCCTGGTTTTCGGTGATCCATACGGCCGAGTTCTGCAGTGCGCCAATGAAACCCGTCTCAATCGATCGTTTGACGGTGTCGAGCGCCGTCGCCGCGTTGTCGTTGAGTGTCTCGTCGAGCTTGTTGGCCGCGCCGGAGACGTCTCCCATGTAATCGGGGATGCCGCCGAGGGTCGACAGGAACGCGGGGATCTGGTCGACCGAGAGGTCTTCCATCTGGGTGCCGAATAGAGCGATCGCAAGATTTGCGCGCTCCTCTGCGTCGGGAACGGCAAGCAGTCCTGCGGCTGTGCGCTGAAGTGCATCCTGGGCCGTCGCGCCACCCTCAGCAATCGCGGTGGACATGTCCTTCGCGTTCAGGTTGATTGCCTCGTACGCGGCGATCGACGTCTTCGACATATCCGAGCCGCGGATCGTGAATTCCTTCAGCGCGTCACCGGTCTTGTCGAGCGCGAACTTGCCTTCTAGGCTCGCCCCGATCAGAAGATTGAAAGCGTCCTGACCTTCGAAACCCAGTGCGCGGAAGTTGGTTCCGTACTCTGCGATGATCTCGGGCAGTTCACCCCGCATCGACTCGGGGACTTTCTGGTATGCCGCGGTCATCATGTCGAACGCGGATTCTGCGTCGGGTGCGAGACCTTGGTAGATCAGGTTCCTCGCGGCCGACACCGACTCGGTCACGTCGCTGTCGAAGGCCTGCCCGAAGCTCATCGCCTTTTTGGTGATCGACTCAATCGCCGAATCGCTCTCGACGCCAAAATACTGCAGCTCGGACACCACGGAACCGACTGCGCCTGACACGTCGGCCATGGATTCGCCATACGCGTCGCTGTAGAGCCGGCCGGCGATCGACCCGTACTGCGCGGCCATCTCAGGCGTAGCGCCCAGAGACGCTGCGAGCTTGTCGTTGACCTTCGCGTTGTCCATCGCGGACATAGCGAGTTCCATCGCCGAACCGACGCCAGCGGTGGCGACAGCCATGCCGGCGAGCTTCTTGACGTTCGAGTCGATCGAGCCACCGAGGTTGGACAGTCCAGTGCGGAACCTGCCCTGGCTTTCCTCGGCGTCGTCGGTGGCGTCGCGTGCGCGGCGGGTCGCCTCGGCATGATCGTTCTGGGCGCGGGTCGCGGTCTCGGTGGTGCGGAGCGCGTTACGGTTCGCGGTCGCCAGACGCTCGACTGCAGCGGTGTACTGCGATCCGCTGGTGATGCCACGTTCGCGGAGCTCGTTGACCTTCTCCTCGGCTACGCGGACTTTGCCGGCGGCGTCGGCTTCCTTGTCGCGGGCTCGGGCGAGAGCCTCGGATGCCTTCTCGACGTCGGCGCGGGCCGACGCCACACCGGATGCTGCGGCGCGGCCGGCGTCCTGCCCTGCCTGGCGGCCGGCGGACACGAACGGCGCGAACCCTGCTGTGAGGTTCCCGCCGATACCTTGCATCGACGGGATGATCTGCAGGGGTACGTAACCGATCGCGTCCGACACGGGACCACCACCAATCTCTATTCAGTTGTGCCGCGGCCTTTCCGGCCCGCCAGCTCGCGTTTGCGTTTCGCCTTGATGCGTTTCGCGCGGATCCGCGCGCGGTCCGCGGTCTCGCGGCGGTCGACGCCCTGCAGATGCTTCGGCGGTTTCGGCGTCAGCGGGTATTTCTTCCGCGTGAGGGCCTGCCAGATGTGCGACAGAATGTAATCGTTGTCTGTCCATCGGGGTCTGCCGTCGTTGTAGTGCTTGACGATTCGGGACGTCGGCGGAAGTTCCTGAATTCTGACCCAGATCTCGCGGACCGTGAGCCGCCGGTAGCCGTCCTCGTCGAACCTCCACCGATCCGAGTAGCGGATCCGGTGGTAGCGGGACAGGTCCGCTTCCACCAGATCCGCGTGTTCCTCGAGGAATCGGAGGAGGTTGATCAGTTTCCCGTGGACATCTCCATGACGGCCTTGTTGATCGTCTCGAACAGGTCCCGGGCTTCGGGGTTCGTCAGTCGAGGGAACGCGGCCCGTAGCCGCATTGCCTGCTGTCCGCCGAGGAGTCCGATCAGGCCGACGGCCGTGTTACCGGAGGCGAGGGGCTGAGTGACAGTCCAGAAGTCCCACTCGTCGGGGTCGGCGATGATCTCGAATTCGAGACCCTCCCACTCGACGGTGACCGTCTCGACACCCTCAGCTTCACGCTGCGCCGCGGACTTCTTCCGGTCCTGCGGCTGCTTCACGCCGGCGGGCTTGTGCGGCTGCGCGCGCTTGGCGGGTGCGCGGCGCGTCGTCGACTTCTTCGCTGGTGCACGCTTCGATGCGATGTTCGTCGGCTCGTCTACTTCGCCGTCGATCACTTCGGTGCTCTTACGTGTGGTCATGGTGTGCGGGTTCCTTTCGTGTGCAGGCCTTGCCGGCGGACGAGCGCCGGTGCGACTGCGAGGGTGAGTGCGCGCACGTCCTCTTCGGACAGTCGGGACTCGGTGAGTTCGTCGTGGAACGCGAGGAGCTGCTCGGCGGTGGTGCCGTTCGGCTGCGCCTTCGCGGTCGCGGCGAGTTCCTTGTCGGCTTCGACGACGGCCGCGGCGAGCTTCTTACGGATGCTCGGCGGGTAGTTGCCGGCGTCGTCGGTTGCGAGCCCCAGGCGCAACGCTGCGGCGCGTAGCTCGGACTCGGGTGGGATTGCTGGCATGCGGGTTCGTTTCTGTCGGTGTGCGGGCTCTGAGAGGGAGACAGGCGGCGCGGTGAACCCGCACAGGAACCCCGCGCCGCCTGTCGTCTATGCGCCCCTCGGCTTGCGGGCGGGCTTGTCCTCGACGACGTCAGCGGCCGGTTCGACCACCTCGCCGTCGACGGTCTGGATCGGTGGAGGGTCCGCGGTCACCGTCTCGGTGACGCCTTGCTCGGCGACCGGGGTCAGCTCCTCGGGGACCGGGACCTCGTCGGCGGGATTCTCCCGGTCGAGGTACTTCGCGACCTTCAGGTCTTCGACGAGGACCTTCGCGGAATTGTCGTCGACGGCGATCTGCTCGCCGGCCTCACGCTTACCGCGTGCCTCCGTGTATTCGATTCGTACAGCCATGATCTACGCGGCCTCCAATGCCTGGCGATCGAACACGTCGTCGGCGCCATCCGCGAACACGTTCGCGTTGACTTCCCACTTCGTGATGTCGGTTTCGTTGCGGTTGTTCGCCGGCACCCACAGACGGGACCGGCGTGTGGTGAACAGACGTTCCTTGTCGTCGAGATCCGAATCGGTCTCGAACGCAAGCCACGCGTGAACGGGCTTGGGCATCTTGACCTTCGTCGCCGTCGAGCCCGGGAAAATGATCTGCTTCGTCACGGCGTTGTTCTCCAACGGCGAGAACGTCCGAGCGAGCTCGAACTGACTTGTACCGATGCGGATCAGGCCGATGCCCCAGCCGTAATGCTTCGTCTCGTTGGACGAGCGTTCCTCGCCGAAACCGTCTTCGCCGTCGAGGATGCCGACCTCGGGCCAATCGGTTTCGTCCCAGTCGTCGTCGATCGTCAGCGGAAGGTCGGGTCGAGTCAGACCGAACGCGACACGGACGGACGCGTTGATCCAAATCTTGGTGTTGTCGGGATTGCGCACAGCAATAGTCCCCTCTCGGGTTGGGATGATGAATCGGGAATGTGCGGGTTCGACCCACCCGAGAGACGGGCAGGGGATCGAGCGAATTACACCGTCGCGGTGCGGATTCGCGTGCGGGCAGTGAACGAAACCATCTGCCCACCGGTTCGGGAGTCGCGGGCGTCGAGCAATGATGCGCCGGGAAGTACCTGAGCGATTCCGGGGATGCGCTGAGTCAGGACCAGGCCGAGGCAGAGTCCGGCGATGCGCCGTGCCTCGTCGTACCCGGCCGCCCACACAGTCACGCGGAGCTGCGGCTGTGTGGTGATCGGCCAGTCCATCGGGCCGGAGTCGTCGAACACGCCGACGTGCGGCGGATGCGCCGTCGTCCACCCGTCGAGTAGCCCGTGCCCGACGGTGACTCCGGCGCCGAACTTCGGCTGGTGCTCGTCGTAGAACTCGACGATCGGGCGGATCAGTTGCCCTGGGGTGCGGAGCTCTTCGGTCATCGCTGGCGCACCTCGAGCCCGACCCGCGCGGCGGCGCGTGTGAGTGCACCGTCGCGGGCCTGCGCTTCGGCCGGCACCCACACACTCGCTGCGGAGCGGTCGGTGCTGTACTCCTGCACTTCTATGTCGTCCTCGTCGACGTCCTCGATCGCGCCGGCGATGCTCCGCGCCGTCTGGTTGACGAGCGCTGCTACCGACGGCCACTTGAGGATCTCGCCGACGACTGCGCGGTTGAGCTGGACGCGAGGGGTTGCCATGCGATCACCCACTCTCGTTCGATGCGAGGACGACCATTCCCCTGCGGCGCGTCCGCGGGGACCGCCAGTCGAGGACCCGCACCGAGTACTCCTCGCCGCGGATCTCGATCCGGTCGTCGTCTTGGACGTTGACGGCGCCGACGAAATACAGGGTGAACTTGACGGTCTCGCCGTTGCGGCCTCGGTCGCGGTATTCGTCGTTGGCGCCAGGTTCGACGGCGTGTGGGTGCAGTGGGACGCGGGACGTGTCGGCCGGTAGCGGGTTCTGAAATCGGTCGAGGCCTCCACCGCGGCGGACGCGCGTGACGAGTTCTCTCACGCGCGACCACCGACCACGTACTTCGCGAGGGCGGCCCGGGCGGCACCCGACAATGCGGTACCTCCCTGCGAACCCTGCCATTCAAACGGCCCGATCTTCTCGGGTAGCTCGTCCGGCTGTGTCGCGAGGTTCTGCGCGACCATGTCGAGAACGACGCCGATGACGACGTCGGGGATCTCGGGGAACCCGTGGGTGAGGTCGACCAGGACGGCGCGTTTCCGTTCGGTCCATGGCCGGCCGCTCACGAGCTCGCCGGTTTGTGACCATTCGACGTCGCCGACTTCGGTCTCTGTCGGGTCGTCGATTCGGAGGATCGTCCCGGACTCGGACACGAGGTGCACGTCGGTGACGTGCAGAGACGGCAGGAGCAGAGTCCGCCGGCCGTTGCCGTCGACGACGAGCGTCTGCCGGAACGATGGGGCGATGTGCCATCCGCAGTAGTCGCGGATCGCGCCGATTGCCTGGTCGAGTCGGTACTGCGTGAAGTCCTCAGCGTCCGTGAACGCTTGGAACTCTTCGACGGTGACGATCGGCCCCAGCACGGTGGGCTCTGCTCCTGTCATTACTTCGTCTCCACTCCCTGCGACGCGCCCGCGCCGCCGGTCTCGTCAGGCTGGCGGGCCTTGTTCCGTGCGGCCGGCGCGGTCTTCTTCGCCGGTGCCGCCTTCTTCGGTTCGGTTGCCTCGGTCGACTTCTCGGTCACCGCGGTCACCTCCTCCTCGGTGTCGCCGTCAGCCTCGGTCACGTCGCCGGCTGCGGGCGGGGTGCCGGCCGACTCGGTCTCGGTGGGCTCCGATGCGGTCGATACGGGGATCGTGCCGGTCGTCGACAGCACAGTCGTGGCGTCTTCCTGCTCGACCTCTGCGACGACGGGAACGACCCGACTTGGCTTCGGGGCCTCGTCGGACCGGTACCGGATCCCGTCGATGACGACCATCTTCGGCTTGCGTGCAACCATCTCGATCAGACCTCCGCACCGATGACGACGAGACGGTTCGGCTTCCAGATCGCCTGCGCCGCCCGGAGTTCCGCACGGACGTAGACCATGTTCCGCTGCGCGTAGTCCTTGTGCTGGTTGAAGGCCTGCACCGTGAGGCCCTCGCGGTCCAGGAGCGCGATCTGCTTGAAATCGCCGAGGATGCCCTGCTCGATTTCGAGGCGATCCGAGGTGACGCGGGGGCGGCCCCAGAGGGTGCCGGGGCCGGCGCCGAACGGGCCCTGCCCGTAGAACCGCTCGTTGGCGTCCTGCAGGAGGTCGATCGCCTCTTCCATCTCCGGGGAGATCAGGACGGCGTCGACCTTGCCGCCGACACCGCGGCGGGTGACGCGGGTGATTCCGCGGCGTGCGGCCTTCACGAACGCCATCGCGGCGGCCGGCGAGATCTCTCCACCGGCGACGTCGCCGGCGGCGTAGTCGACCTCCTGGACGCCGGTGGTGTTGAGCAGTCCGCGGGGGACGCCGTTGACACCGGTTCCGTTGAGCAGCAGTTCCTCGATCACGTTGTCGATCGAGTACTCGAGCTCGGAGTCCATGTACGACGCGAACGCCGGACCGTCGGACAGGAGCTGGTTGGTGACGTCGTAGCCGTCTGCGTAGGTGTAGACCTTCGCGTCCTCGATCGAGGTCTGGAAGTCCGACAGCGGCTTCAGTCCACCCTCTGCGACGATCGCGGCGTTGCGGGTGACGGACTGGACCTGGACGTACTCGAAGTTGCCGCCGGTCGTTCCGCGGGCGATCAGGTCGAGCAGCGTCAACCGGTTCCGGTCGACGAGATCGACCATCGGCATGCGCACGGGCTGGATCCGCGCCAGGTCGACGTTGAGCGTCGCCTTGCGGCCAGCGAAGTACTCAGCCATGCTGCCGACCTTGATGCGGCCGGTGTCGATCGGCGTGCCGTTGCCGACGCCCGACGGGTGCGCCTTCTTGAATGCCCTGAACTGGTCGGACTTGGTGAACCGCTCACCGTAGGACTTGCGGTCACGGACTGCGATACGGCGGCCGCTCTTCACCGCGTCAGCGGTCGACTGGTCGTCGTCATCGTCGTCACCGCTGTCGTCGGAATCGTCGTCGTCCGAGTCAGCGTCGGCGGCGTCGTCCGAGATGCCCTTGAGCTTGGCGGCGATCTCGTCCTGCTTCGCGATTTTCTCGCGGAGCTCCTTGATGTTGTCGGCGAGCTCGCCGGCCTCCTTCAGCTCCTCGTCGGTGAATTCGCGTTCGCCGCCGATCTTCTGGAGTTCGGACTTACGTGCGAGCGCCTGCTTGAGTAGTGCCCTGAGATTCATTGCGAGTAAGACCCTTTCGTGTGGTCAGTCGGAGAGTGATAGCCGTGCGAGCGCCTGGGCGGTTCCGTTCGACGACTCCTGGGCGGACGACTTGGCGGAGGGATCAGCTCCGCTGTCGCTGGCCGGGTCGTCGGCGGCGTGGCCGGTCTTGCGGGCGTTCTTGCTATCCGGCGTACGGCCGGAAGATTTGTCGTCGGGCGTCGCCGACGCGAGTACTGCACCGATCGAGTCGTAGGCCTTCTGCAGGCTGTCGAAATTGGTTTGCGACAAGACGCGGCCGGTTTTGAAATGCCGGGCGAGCTCGGCGGATTTGACCTCAATTAGCTCGGTCTCCTGGTTCGCACCGACCAGCGTCGGCCCGACCTCGAACAGGTGGAGCTTTCGGAGCTCGAAAACCTCGTACTTCTTGCCGGTTTCCTTGTCCTCCCGCTCAACCCACCCAGCGTCGAGAATGTCGTACGCGAAGGATGACTGCGTGACGCGCCGCCCCTTCAGGAGCCGGTACACCTGCTCCGCTTTGGGGTTGTTCTCGAGGTCGATCTGGTAGAGCGTCTCGAGTCCCTTCTCGGTCTCGGATGCTTCGAGCACCGTCCCGATGTGGGAGAACGGGTCTCGCCAATCATGCGACCAGATCGCCGGGATCGGATCGCCCGATTCCTTCCACGCTTTGAGGTCCTCGTCGAACGCTCCGGGCATGACGACGTCGCCGTAGCTGTCGACGTTGCCGAACACCGACACGACGGCGAGGACCTGGCCGTCCTTCAGCCCGTCTGCGCTGCCGGCGGCTTTCACCTTGGTCTGGAATTCCTTGACGTACATCAGACCTCCTCGGTCGTCGGTGGTGCCGAATCTTGCGGCGAGGCTTGCCCACCGACGAGAACGTTGAGCGGGGTGATCAGTTCATCGCCGCCCTCGATGGCCGGCAGATTCATTCGCGCGCGGCCCTCGTTGCGGGTGAGCCACGGACCGCCGATCGAGGACTGCATGATGCGGGCCTGTTCTTCGAACGAGCCCTTGAGCTTGGCCTCGATGTTGGCTTCGACGTACAGCGGCTTACCGTCGTTGAACCGCGGGACGATGTGCGCGTTGATCGACTGCTCCCACGCGAAGATCCACGGACCGAGCGAGTCGCGGTACAGCATTTGCCGGAACGACTCGACGTTCGAGTACGTGCCCTCCCGGGCGCCGACGAGCTCCGGGGCGATGAAGTAGGCGGAGGCTGTCTCGGCGTCGGTGAGCTTGCGGCCTTCCAAGTCGAGGGTGTCCTTGGGGCGGAACGACGTGACCTCCTTGACGGTCATGCCGTCTTCGAGGACCGGTGTTCCACCCTCGGCGCCGCCGCCCTTCTTGAACGACTCCCACTGCGACTTGAAGCGTTTGTAGCTCTCGTCGGTCCACTTCGCCTCGGCCGGCCGCTCGATCACCTGCGGGATCCGCGCTGCGTTCTTCCACACCGACCGTCGATATTCGACAGCCTCCGATGACTCGGCGAGGATCTCGCGGAGCGTCTCGATCGGCGAGAGCCCGTTGTCGCCGCGCGGTGAGTAGCCGACGTCGAACATGCAGTCCGCCGGATCGAACTCCGTCCGCTCGCCAGCCTTCGACGTGTAGCGGACGGTGTGAATGTTGCCGAACTCGTCGGCCTTGAACCGGACCCGGCGAGCGGGCAGCCGTGTCAGCACGAGCTCGCCGGTGTCGGGGTCCTCGTGGCAGGTGACGCAATAGCGGTCGTAGAGGAGCTGGTCCATGATGACCGCCCGCCAGAACCGGATCGGTGTCATCCCGGCTGCCGGCCGGCTCAGCATCGCTGCGAGCTTGCCGTCTGTGATGCGCTTGCGGTCGTTGTCGTCGACGCGCTCGAACAGGTGCATCGGGATCGTCGAGATGTTCCGGGCGATGAACGTCGTCACCTTGCGGACACTCGGCTGATTCCTGAACGCGCGGCCCGGGTTCATCTCGCCGGCGAGATCGTCGAGGGGGAACCCGGGATCCATCACCTCGACTCCGCCGGCGCCGTACTCCCGCTCGAAATGCGAGCCGAGGGCACCGAGAGTCTGGAATACCGCCATCAGTCACCCACCGCCTGCACGTACCGAACCGACGAGCGAGCGATGCGGAGATGCCCGTCGACGGCCTTCGGTGCGTCGACGCCGGCCGTCGCCTTGCGGATCACGAGATACGAGCGGCCGGTGCCGGCGAGAGTGCCGACGATCGTCGCATCTTCGAGCTGCACGACGACCTTCTCCCCGACCAGGTCTCGCAACTCGTCGCGGCGCCGACCCCGGTACGCGAGCACTGCGGCAAGCACCAGGATTGACGCGGCGATAATGACGGCCTCGGCCATTTCGAACCCCTCACACGATCATCAGATCGTTGTTCTCGTAGTAACTTTCGTTGGGCGGAACCTCGTCGATCGCGCGAGAGAGAGCCATGATGAGAGCGGCCACGGCGTCGATCTTGTCCGCGGCCTTCGCCTTCGACGGCTTCACGTTGCCGGCGTCGTCCATCGCTACAGCGAAGTTGTCGACCATCCAGCGGACGGCCATGTTGCCGCCGTGCCGAGTGACCGGGTTCTCCTCGGTGCCGAGCAGCACCAGGCGTTGCAGTTCCTTCGTCGGCGACGACATAGACGCGTAGCCCTGACCCATCTGGACCAGCGGCGCCCCGTCTTTCACGAGGTCGTTCGCGAGCTGTGTTGCGTTCCATCGGTCGTACGCGATCTCGCGGACGTCGAACTGGTCTCGGTCCTTCTGGATCGTCGCCCGGATGAAGTCATAATCGGCGACGTTGCCCGGGGTCGTCGTCAACCATCCACGCTTGACCCACATGTCGGCCGATCCGGCGGTGCGCCGGTTCAACCAATCGAGGTTCTCCTCCGGGATCCACGTCCGCCACAACATGTCGTAGCCGCCGCGCTCCTCGTCCGGGAACACCCAACACAGCGACGTAAGGTCCGACGTCGCGCCGAGGTCCAGGCCGCCGTACGCGGCGCGGCCCTTGAGCCGGACCTCGTCGACCATCGACGCATTCCGATCCCACGCACCGAGGTTGATGTACTTCGCGGACTGCTTCGTGCGGATCCCGAGGTGCAGTCGCAGGTACGACGACAGTTCGATCGGCGAGTTCTGCGCCTTCTTCGCGGCGGTCCGCAGGAACGAACGTGTCGGCGACACACCGAATCCCGGGTTGGCTTTACGCTGCGTCTCCTCCGAGAACGGATCGTCGGATTCCTCGGCGCCGAACACCACGCCGTACGTCGACGAGTCCGTGAGTACTCCACGGGCGAGCTGCTCGACGATGGTCCGCTTCCGGTCGTAGGCGGTGTCCTTCTTGCCCTCGTCGGCCGTGGTGATGAACACGATCAGCGGTTGCGAGCGGGATCCGGTGCCGGTCTCGATCGCTTCGACGAGCTCGTACGTCTTGTGCAGGTGCAACTCGTCGACGACAGCGCCGTGCAGGTCGGCGCCGTGCTGCGCGTCACCGACCGACGCGACGACCTGAAAATACGATCCGGTCTTCGGGTGCGTGACCCGATCCTTGAGCGGCTTCACATGCGGACGGAGCGACGGCGACTTCTTGCAGATGTCCTTGATCGGATCGAACACGAACCCGGCCTGCGCTTTGTTCGTCGCCGCGGCGATGACCTGCGCGCCGGCCTCACCGTCGGCCGTGGTCAGGTAGATCCCGATACCGCCGGCGATCGTCGACTTCCCGTTCTTACGAGGCAGGTCGATGTACGCGTTTCGGATGATCCGCACGTACTGCTCGAGATCCTCGTCGTACCGGATCCACCCGAAGATCGGGGCCACGATGTAGGCGACCTGCCACGGGTCCGGGATCAGCGGCTTGCCGGCCATGCGGCCCTTCGTGTGGCGGAGCCGGCGGAACACGTTCATGACCTTGTCGACCCGGTCCACGTCGAACCGTGCTCCCGGCTCGTCCCGCGGCTCGGGTGTCTTGATCAGCGGCGGGCAGTCAGGCAGCGGGATACCGCGCGAAACCAGGTAGAACGCGACCTCGGGCGAGATCTTCAGTGCGGCGAGCTCATCGGCGTCCGGGATCTCTACGTCACGCGAACGGGTTTTCGTCGTCATCGGTCGAGCCCTCGGTCCGACCCATTCCGCCGGACAGCTTGCCCTCCGCCGACGGCGTCAACCCGAACTCCTGCGCCCACCCTCGGAGCTGATACGCGGCGCGCTCGGCGACGGCCATAGCTGGATTCTTTGTCTGCCATACCGATTCGGTCCCGTCCTTCCGAATCGAGCGGTTCTGAACGACGATGCCGTTCTTCCGAACCTGGCGGATCGCGTCGACCCACGTCGCCCACGTCTCGCAGTACGCGGCGAGCGACGATCGATCCTCTTCCTTCGTCAGATCCAGACGCGACAGCCCCGGAACGATCCGACGCCACTCCGCCTTCGCCTCACGGGACAGCCACGTCGGCGGCTTCGGCGGGATCCGCCGGAAGTCCGGCGGCGGCGCAACCTTCCGGCCGCCCGAATCGAGGCCTTCACCGCGGCCGTTGAGTAACCGGAGCTGCGCCGGAGCCTGCGCTGGACCTGACATCGTGACCCCCTTCGGGTTGATACCCCCCATGCGCCCCAACCTGAGCGCGCACACGAAGCGCCACCGAGTCGGGCTCCGCTGGCTGTTTGCGTTGTGATCCAGACGCCCCTATGGGGTGGGTGTGCTTTGCAGGGTGGCGGCGAGGAGGACGTCCGCGATGAAGCCTTCGCGTTGGGATGCGTGGACGTTGTTGGCGACGGTCTGCACCAGCACGGCGGCGAAGAGGGCGCGGGCTGCGGTCTCACGGGCGAGCGATGGCTGCGAGTGCATCACACGCCTTCTTCGAATGTGAGGGTGACGAGGTCGCCGAGGCGCGTGCGTGTGACGGTCCATTTGCAGAGCCAGCCGTGGATGCGGTTGCCGTCGCGGTCGACGGTGAGCTTGCATCCGGTGGACGTGGATGCGTCGTCGAGGACGCGGCGTGCGATCGGGTGTTCTCGGTCGAGGACGACGGCGAGTGGTTGGTCTGCGCGCCAGCCTTCGTCGATGTCGCCGACGAGGTTCCAGTCCGAGTCCCACAGTCGGACGTGGGTGGCTCCTGTGTGTGGTCGTGCTGTGCCTGGTGTGGGTATGCCGCGGACGGTGATCTCGTTTGCGAACAGTGCGACGGTGACGGTGCCCATGGTGGAGTCGGGGTCGGCGTTGGCGGTGACGATGGGGCCGGGTGCGGCGAGCATCCAGGGCAGGCGTGTGTTGTCGACGTCGACCGTGCTCGCGTCGTAGTCGACGGTGATGTTCTGCGCGAGTGTCTGTGTGTGCGGGTTCTTGGTCATCGGTGCTTCTTCCGTTGTCGTCCGGCTCGGGCTTCGGTCTGGGTCTTGTTGTCGTGGTGTGGCTGGCAGAGGGACTGGTAGTTGGCGGGGTCGTAGAGGTCGCCGCCTGCTGCTCGGTTGCGGATGTGGTCGGCTGTGACGGCGAGGCGTGCGCATCCGGGCCATTGGCAGATGGGGTGGTCGGCGAGCTGTTGGGCTCGGATCTTCTGTTGTCGGCGGGTGGTGCCGCTGTTGCCGTAGGAGGATCCGCGCCAGGGTTTCCAGCAGCGGGGGCAGTGCGCGCCGGTGAAGGCCTTCGAGCACTTGGGGCAGAGGCGAGCGGGTGCGTGTGGCATCAGCCGAGGTCTCGCGCGAAGATCTGCTCGTTGAGTTCGCGGAGGGCGGCTCGGCATGCGGTGCAGCGGTGGCTCTCGTCGTGGGTGCCTCGGGTGCATCCGTCGGTGATGCAGCGCCAAGGCTGTCCACGCTCGACCATGGCGCTACTCCGAGGGTGGTCGGTTGTCGATGACAGCCTGACGCACGAAGCAGTCCTTCGCTTCGAGGAGCTTGCGGAGACCGGTGGTGAGCTCAGGACCGTCGCCCAGGGTGTCGGCCGTGATGTGTGCCATGCGCGAGAGCCGCGCCGGTAACCCTTGCAGGTGCTCCGGTAGGTGCTCGTACGCGAACAGGTCGAGCAGGTGTTGCGTTGATGGGTGCCGCTCGGCCATGTGTGGTCTCCTCGCTGAGTGGTGTGGGTTCCCGGTAGTCGTCAGCAGCTCGGCGTCCCCTGAAAGTGCTCAGGGGCCGATGGGTTGCTCTGCTTGGATTCCCAATGGGCGCGTAACGGAAATCAGGACCGTGCCGTGGGTGACTTTGACTGGCGACTGCCGGGAAGTTTTCGAGTCTGACGAGGATGCCCAGATTGTTTTGTGGGTCGGGTCGTCAGCGGTGGCTCCATGTTGACTGCTGGTCAGGGCATTTTCAAGTTGTTCGGGGTGTGGGTGTGGCGTGTTTTTGTGCGTGTGTTCCACTGTGTAACAGTGTTTTACGCGCCGATGTGGGGATTGGCTTTGTGGGCCGCTTTTTCCACTGCTTGGCGAGTTCGATGCCGTCGCCTACCCGGTAGAGGGGTTCGGCGTTGCGGTGGATCCAGAAGTCGTAGCGTTCGCCGTGCCAGAGCCATTCGCGGGGTCGGATGCGTTTCTGTGAGGCCCAGGATCGGAATGTGCCGTCGGGGATCTTCACGCCGAGGATCAGCTCGACGTGGTGCAGTACTCCGAACCGGTTGAGGTTCCATTCGTGCACTTGGTCCCACAGTCCGTCGCGGACTTCGCGTGCGTCGTAGCGGGTGTGGCAGCGTCCGCATTCGACGAGGGCGGCGTCTTCTTCGGCGGCCATGTTGGCGCCGCATTCGGCGCAGGGTCCGCGGTATGCGAGGGCGGGCATGCGGTCGATTGTGCGTCGGGCTTTGTCGAGTAGTGCGGTGATGTGGTCGTAGGTTTCGACGGGGTGGGTGAGGGTGCGGAGCCAGTGTGGGTGGTGTGAGAGCCAGACGGCGGCGATTTCGGCGGGTGTGGCGGGGATGAGGCTGATGGCGGCGTTGTCGGTGCGTCGGCCGGCGCGGAGTTCGTCGACGAGTTCGACGATGTAGCGACGGTTGGGTCGGAGGTTGCGTTGTTCGGCGATGGTGGTTGCGGTGGTGCGGAAGTAGCGGTCGAGTGCGTTGAGGAGGCTGCTGTCGATGGGCATGCCGTTTCGGTCGAGTCGGATAGGTAGGGGTGTTTCGGTGCCTTTGCTGCCGACGCGGGCGCGGCCCATTTTGTCGAGGCGTGCGCCGGTGAGTGTGAGTTCGGCGATGAGGCCTGGGATCTCGCGGAGGGTGACGGCGAGGGAGTGTGCGCAGGTGGTGCACATTGGGTAGCCGTCTGTGACGGGGCGGCTGCAGCGGCCACATTCGACGGTCATCGGTGTCGTCTCCTGGTGTTGCGGCGGCGTTCTCGGCCGGGGTTGACGGTCCACATGGGGGGTTGCTCGGTTGTCGAGGCGGAGGTGATTTCGGGCGGAATATGATTCGCGTCGTTTTCGCCGACGGTGATGGTCCAACTCCCCCGGTGCTCGCGGGGTTGTTCGGTGACGGTTCCGATCCAAATTTGGCCGTTGCCGTTGTCCCATCCGATGCGTGAGCCGACACCGATGTGAAAGTCGCGGCCGTACGTGTAGGGGCGGCCGTCGGGGATGGTGGGGTGTGTGAGCGCCCAGCGGAGCTGTTCGGGGTCGGTGGCCCACCGCGGGATCGGCCCGGGCGTGTCCATAGTGGCGTCGACGAGCTCGGGACGGGTGCCGGTGATTCGGAGCTCCCGGATCTCGCCGGTGCAGTTGAAGTCACCGTCCCATGTCTTGATGGTGGCTCCGGGTTCGATTGTGTAGGCGGGGATCACCCGCGTACGGGGCACCCAGCGCCAGGGGCGGGGATCGGGCTTGTTCTCGAACGGGTTCGCGGGCAGCCACGGGTTAGGCCAGGCGTCGAGCCTGCCGATCTCGTCGATGAACGAGTGCGTGATCTCGTGGCCGCCGCCGTAGTCGTACGGTCGGCCGTGCAGCCCCCGTGCGAAGCCTCGTGCTTCGGGTGGTGGGTCGCCTGTCAGCCAGCGGCGGTGAGTGAAGGCGAGGTCACCGGACATCGCCAGCAGGGTCGAGATCTGCTCGTCGAATGTGGGCCGCGGCGCTCGGGTCGGCGCAGGTCCGTACTGCGAGATGTCGAACGGGTTGTCTGGGAGATCCCACAACGGCAGGAGCTGCATACGGAGGAGCGCGTCGAGCAGCGGCGACCGCGTTGTCTGTGGGAACTGGTACTCGCGGGCGACGTTCGGGAGGTATCCGTCGGCGTCTCGGGGTTCTTCGAACGCGGTGGGACGTCGTGGCCCGATGAACGTCGAGCCCTCGCACGTTCTAAGAGGCGCCAGCGTTTCTGTGTGCCAGCGCTGTCCGCAGTGGGGGCATGGCGGGGTTTCGGGGCCTTCGTTGACTCCGAGGCAACCGTGGTCGGGTAGGCCGTGCCACTCCCATCCGCAGCGGCCGCATTTCGGGAAGTCGGGGTCGTTGTAGTCGTATCCGCCGATGGGTTCGCCGGCGTCGAGCTGCTCGTCGATGAGGGCGTCGATCTGGTCGATGACGGACTGCTCAGGGTTGCTCATCGGGGGGTCCTCCATGTGACTGACACGTCGAATACGCCGGTGGTTTTCTCGTCGGCGTCTGCTGCTTGGCAGGAAATCTTGGTGCTGTGCGGCAGGTCGTATTTCGCGTGGTCGGCGGGCAGTGTGCAGTAGCCGATGACGGATTCGGATACGAGTTCGGTGAGGTGGTGCTCGCACGTCTCGATGCGTTCGACGGACTGCTCCGGGTTGCTCATCGGAGCACCCACTGCCACATCAGGACGATCAGAACGCCGGCGCCACTGACGGCGAGGCAGGTGAGGGCTCCGAGTGCGACGACGCCGCAGAGGTTAGTGATCGATTGCGCTGTGCGGGATCTCATCGGAGTTGGCTCCAATCGACTCGGGGTGCGTAGTGGCAGGGCAGTTCGGGCTCGTACCAGCCGAGGTGCTGGCTGAGGATGGTGGCGATGGCGAGGCCGTCGGATCGGTTGTCGTCGCCGTTGATCGGCGCTCCGGGCCACAGTTCGCGCATGGCGGCGAGGACTTGTGGTTTCTTCGCGGAGCCGTCGCCGGTGGCGAAGATCTTGATCGCCTGCACGCTGATTCCGACGACCGGGATGCCCTTGCCTGCGAGGTAGTGGGCGAGCTCGAGGATGAGCGCGCCGCGTTCGACGAAGAGGCTCGCTTGCTTGGGTGTGGGGTTGACCTGTGGGAGGAGTTCGATGCCGACGGCTCGGGTGCCGGCGGGGAGTTTGCGGAGGATCCGGTCGCGTTGCCGGCGGACGCGGAGGGCGCGCCCGACGAGGGTGACGTCTTCCGGGCGGCTCTCGCCGACGGTGACGAGTTTTGGGACGTTCGGGGAGGGTGCGGTCGCCGGATCGTGGATTTGGGCGATTCCGGCGGCTGTGAGGGACGGATCGATGCCAACGACGATGCTCACGAGCTGAGCCCGTAGTCGTTAGTGATTTCCTGGGCGGCTCGCACTGGAGCGAACTTGTCTCGAATGTCGAGCACGAGCGTGCCCATCACTTCAGCCATCAGGCCAAACGACCTGCGGATTCGGTACCTGGCGACGTATCCACGGACCTCGGGTAGGCCGAGGAATGCGCGTTGTTCGTCGTAGGTCATCTCGGCCCAGTCGGGCAGCGGTGCGCTCATTCGCCGGCCGCCTTGACTCGGACGGTCTCGCCGGCGCGGTACTTCGCGAACTTGACCCCGACGCCGGCTGCGTCGCGGCCGTACAGGTCGATGTACACGCCGTCTTCGTCGGCGCCGCGGCTGGTGCCGGTGAACGTGAACTGCTCGCCGTCGAGCTCGATGGTGCGGCCGCGTTCGAGGTCGCCGAGGTGGGTCACGGGAATGTCTTCCCATTCGGGTTCGGCGACTTCGAACAATCCTTCGTCGTTCATGGTCAGGTTCTCCTCGGCAGCCATGCGCTGCAGGCGTTGTGCGCGTTTGGTGCGGCGTATGTGGGCGGGCATGTTGGTCAGTTCGTGGCGGGTGCCGTCGTAGTCGACGCGTTGGCACGGTTGGCCTTTCGGCGCTCCGCAGTCCCGGCAGGGGATCGTTTCGGCGAGGTTTTTCTCGGCGAGCTGCTCGAAGTCGGGGTTACGCATCGACGTCCTCCGGGATCAGAGCTCGCCAGTCCTCGATCGACATCGGTGTGTGGTCGCAGCGGATCGCCGGGAGGTCGTAGTCGTGGACCTCGCGGGGTTCGACGCGGATGCCGTTGCGGTCGCACTCGTCGCAGTCGTCGATGACCTGCCGGCGGGAGAGTTTCTCCTCGGCGGCCCGATTGGTCTCCCAGGCGTCGGCGCGCTTCCGGGCGTCGCCGCAGGCGCGGCACGGGGCGCTGGTGCCGTTCGGGTGGATCGAGCAATTCGGGGAGGGCTTGAAATCCGAGGCCGGCGCCTGGTGACCTTCCGTACTTACTAAACCCCCTAAGGGTGCAGGGTGTAAGTATGCAGGTGTAGGTGCAGGGGTTCCGGACCGATTTCGATTACCGATCTCGCTACTTGATGTTTCGGTGTTCCCGACCGCATAGGGATTACCGTCCTGGACCGTAATCGGATTTGTGTTCTCCACCGGATTCGGATTACCAATCGGAACCACAATCTGATTGGTGTAATCGACCGTGTTCAGGTTCGGGCGGGACAGTAATTTCGACAACCCATCCCTCGTGTCCTTGTGCGTCCACGACGAATAATCCGGGTGCTCCTTCTTCGCCTGCTGCACCTCCGACACGATCGCCGCGCGGAGCTGCCGGGACGTCGTTTCCGAGTAGCCACGGACGACGGTGGCGGCCATCTTCGGGTTCTTCAGGAGTTCGTCGGAGCGGATCAGAGTGCGGACCATGAACTCTTCGGTGTCGACGTCGAACAGGGCGTAGGAGTGTTCCTCGAGGAGTGCAGCGGCGGCGTTGATCCGGTCGATCGTCATGTCGCCGGCCTTGCGTACGAGTCGCTTCGGGCGCCAGTCTCCGACTCCGGCGTAGTTGAGTGAGGGTTCTGGGATGAGGACGCGGAAGTACAGCCATTGAGCGTCGGCGGTCAGCTCCTCGAGGTCGTCGTCGTCCGCGATGTTGATGCGGATCCGAGCGAATTCACGTGGCATTAGAGCGTTCCTCCTTTCGTGGTCTGCGGCTCGGAAAGATGCCGCTGAAGTCGAGTGGCGGTAGACCGTTGATGTGCAGCAGGAGCTCGTTCATACGGTCGACGGTCTGCTGTATGACGGCGTCGAATTCGCCGCTGATGAGCATCCGACGAAATCTGCGGTGGTGGCCCCGGACCTTCATTCGCGGGAAGTGCTCCGGGGTGCGTGGGCGCTGTCCTGAGCTCATGACACGACTCCGAAGTCGAGGCCGCCCTGCGCAAGACGTGACGTCAGAGATAGGTCGAGGTAATCGCGGTTCAGGTCGATCCCGATGTACTTGCGTCCGTGCCGAGCTGCTGCAAGTCCAGTTGTGCCGCTGCCAGAGAACGGATCGAGCACAGTCCCATCGGGAATGCACCCGGCCTGGATGCAACGCTCAGCGAGACGAGTGGGCATCGTCGCAAAGTGAGCGCCCGGGAACGGCTGCGTCGCGATCTCCCAAACGTCACCCGGGTTGCGGCCCGCATGCTCACCGCTCCACGCGGCCTTTGCCGAATTCTGCTTGTGCTGGTCCGTGAGTGCGTTTCGGGCTCGGCGTGACGGTGCTCGGTCACCGTCGTACTGGATGCGGAGGGGGTCGAGGTCGAAGTAGTAGGTGCGGGACCGAGTGAGCAGGAACGTGTATTCGTAGCGGTTCGAGAATCGGTCGGTGACGTTCTCGGGCATAGCGTTCGGCTTCGACCAGATGATCGCGTTTCGGAGTAGCCAGCCGTCGGACTGTAGGGCGGCTGCGACCCGCCACGGCATACCGAGGAGGTTCTTGTTGAGGTAGCTGTCGCCGATATTCAGCCAGAGCGTGCCCTCCGCATGTAGGACACGAGACAGCTCGGCGAACAGGTCGCGCAGTCGGTCTACATATTCGGCCGGGTTCGACTCCTGCCCGTACTGGCCGTCGGTGCCGTAGTCACGGAGACCGTAGTACGGAGGCGAGGTGACGATGCAGTCGACGGAGTGGGAATCGAGCTGCCGGGCAATTTCGAGTGCGTCGCCGTGGTGCAGGGTGACCGCGTCGTCTTGGTAGTGGATCGTCATGCGAGGCTCGCGATCTTGTCGGTCATGTTGGCGACGTACGTTTTCCGGGTACCGGGTTCGATGCGTCGGTGGTATGAGGTGTGGTCGCCGGTGCGGTAGCCGTGGAACTGGTCGAGGGCGCGGCGGTACAGGTCGAGGATGGCGTCTCGGTTACGCCAGTCGACGCCGATCTGCTGAAGCTGCTGCAGGCGCAGTTTGGTTGCCATGCCGACGCCCCACCCGACGAGGTCGGGAACGCTGAAGCCATCGGCGCGGTCGGCGAACAGACGCCACGGACTATTGCCGTCGCAGAACGGGATCATGTCGGCGGGATCGTTGGCGCGGAACACGGGTGCGGCGGTGTGGATCAATCGGTTCCCGGCGACGCCCCACTGCTGCTGCCGTAGGTCGCGGCGTGGGTTCTTCGGGTCGGCGATGAGCGCGACGCCGATCATGCGCCGCTTCGCGTCGAGCAGCGGGCCGTGCACAGCGCGGCCGATGCGGTCGGCGAGGTCACCCATCGAGTCAGCGCCGGCCGAGTATCCGGCGAGAACGAAACGCCCGGGCGCACGGGAGATCTCCCCCATCGCGAGCGAGATCGCTTCCTCGCGGGTGCGTATGTACGCCTGCCCCAGCGGGTTCGGGATCGGCCCGTACTCCGAGCGGTGGTTGAGGTGCACGACACGAAAACGATTCTTCGGCAGCGGGTCGGTGACGAGAGATAGGACCGTCGGGACGCCGAGGCCTTCACCGATACCGCGGGCACAGACAATCGTGATGAGTTCGGGCATCAGGAGAACACCTCGTCGAAGATGCGGCGTGCGAGCTTGGTGTCGCCCATCGCCGAATGGGCGGATGCAGGATCGAACTCGATGCCGAGCTGCTCGGCGGCCTTCCCCATACCCTGCATCCGGTTCTCGGGGAGCCACTGGATGCGTCCGGCAACGAGGGTCTCGACACAGATCGGGCGGTGATGCCACATCGGGCATAGCCCGTGCCAGCGCATACGGTTCGCGAGTACTTCCATGTCGAACGACGGGACTGCGCCGACGATTGTCGCGTCGCGGGTCCAGCGCTCGACGATATGCATCGCCGCCTCTTCGGTGTACAGATCGAAGAACGGTGCGTTCTCGGAGCGGGCGGTGCCGAGAAACTGCTCAAGCTCGCTGATGACGAAATCACCGGCGACGGCGAGCCCGTTCTGTCGGGGGTGACGGTCGTGAAATTGACCAATGCGGAGGGATGCGGGATCGGCCTCGGACAGGTCGAGACCGTCGACGAACATGCGGATCTCAAATTCGTGGGTGAGGTTCGGGTCGTCGACGTCGGGTTCGACTGCGATCATCGCGATTTCCCAGGCGACGCGGTCGTGGCGGAGGGAGATCGTTTCGGTGTCGAGGAAGACGAGCTTGTTCATGGTGTTCCGTTCTGGTGGCGGGCCGGCGCCGCGGGTGGTCAGCGGCGCCGGCCCGCGCCCTGGGTGGGGTGGGTTAGTCCTGGGAGGAGAACGCGGGATTGGCGAGCTTGGTGACGTTCGACGGCTCCGCCTCGGGCTCGTCCGGGTCCTCCGGCTCGTCGACCTCGTCGGGATCGGTCGGCTCGTCGCCGTCCTCGTCCTGATCGAACAGAGACGGATCCTCCGGCTTGTTGATCTCCTCGGTTACACCCGACAGCACGCGAACTACCTTCATGTTCACGGACTTACGGGTGCCCTCGTTCGCCATGGCCTGTTCGGTGTGCGCTTGGCAGGTCGCGAGGATCGTGTACGTGCGCTGTTCGCCGATCTCGGGGACGTCTTCGAAGTCCTCGGCGGACATACCGGAGAACTTGAGTCGGGCGGAGTCGATGAGCGGTTGCTGTGACATGTGAGCCTCTTTCGGATTGTGGTGTCAGTACGGGTAGCCGCGGAAGTATCCGAGGCGTCGACGGTTGTTGAATGGGACGAAGTGGCCGTGACGGGCGAGACTGCATCCGACGCACTGGCATTCGAGGTCGTTACGTCGTTGCCCGTCGTCCTGGTAGACCATGGTGGCGTGGCCGGCGAGTAGAACCTCCGCTGCTCGCATCAGGTCGTGAGCCTCGGCGATGCGTTCGCCCATTGCCTCGGCGTGCATGGCTTCCCTGCAGTCGCACGCGAGGTGGTGGTTGGTGCACGCGAGGTACCGCGGATCCATGGTGTCGCGCGGCGGAGGGTGCGGGACGGGGTGCTGCCCGTCCCGGAAGACCTCCAACGGTCCGACGATTGCGGTCACTTGGATCCTGCGGCCGGGGTTGCGCCGAGGAACTTGATCGCGTCGGCGGCCTGCTTCGACGTCATTTGGCGGGCGTTGATGTACGCCGTGGTGAATGTCGAGTTGATCCAATCGAGCTTCGCCTCGGGTGTGGGTGCGCCGCAGTCTTCGTCGAGCAGTCGCGCGAGCTCGGTGAGCTGCTCCTCCGTCGCGGCGTCCTTCGGGATCGTGTAGCTCGGGGCCTTGGCCTGCGCGGTGTCCTGTTTTGCGCCGTCATCGGAGGGCTCGGAGGCCTTCACGGGTTCCGTCTTCTCGGTGGGCTTGGCCTGCGTCTTTGCCGCCGGGGCGCGTTTCTTCGGCTCAGCCTTGGCGGGCTCGGGCTCGGGTGCTGCCTCGTTCTTCTCCGCCTTCTCGGCCGGCGCGTCAGGCTCGGTCTCGTTGACGACGACCCGGTCCTGCCACCCCGACTGCTTCTGCGCGCCGGCGCCGACGCCAAGGCGGTCCTGCCAACCGTCGGACTGCGCCGGACCGCGTGTCGACTGCGCCTGCACCGGCTCCTGCTCGGACTGCAGGTCCTCCGCCGAGTGCGCGAGACCGAGCAGGATCTCGGGTGCGATCTTCCTGCACACCTCGGACGCGGCCTTGGCGTAGAGCATGGCCTGCGGGTCGGTCAGGTACTTCTCGTTGCCGATGAGCTTGCCCCACTTGTTGAGGGCGAACTCGTTTGTCTTCGGGTCGATCTGCGGAACGTATCCGGCCTTCTTCGCTCGCTCGATCGTCCAGGTCGACGTCGTCACGTGCTCGTCGCCTTTCGCGCGACCGGACACTGTCACCGACTCGTCCGATGACTCCTCGGTCCACACCTGGTAGCCCTTGGACTTCACGAGCCCGACCATCGTCCGGGCGTAGATCGCCGGCATTCCGTGCACGACGAAGATGTTCTGCAACGACTGGATCGGGTTGAGCCCAAGCTCCATCCCGTACAGGATCGCGGCGGTGCCGTTCTCGGCGTTGCCCTTGTACATCTTCGGGACGAGGTCGGTGTTGCACATCGCCGACGCGAGCTTGTGCGCGGTCGACATTGCCCGGGCGTGCGCTTCGAGCTGCGCGATGGACGAGTCGACGGCCGAGCCGAGGACCTGCACTCCGCCGGGTGCCTCGTACGCTTCGAGTTCGTTGCTGGTCACAGGGTGCCTTCCATCTGGTGCTTGCTTGCCGCCCAGCGCGGCAAGCTGATTCGGTGAATGTCGATCGGGTGCGCCGGCCACTCACCGGACTGTTGGCATTGCGCGTAGGTGCGGACACCGCGGCGGACGAGGTCTCGGCCGATCTGTTTCGCTTCCTCGTCGAGCTCGAAGACGTTCACGAGGTACGGTGCGGACTTCGACTGGACGACGAACACGAACTGCGGATCGTCGGAGATGTCGAGGGCGCGGACGGCGTCGGTGTACCAGGCGTCCTGGACGTGGTAGCCGTAGTCGTCGACTGACTTCGAGAAGTGCTCGGGCGCCGCCGACGTCGAGGTCTTGTAGTCGACGATGAACGTCCGGCCGCCGAGTGTGGTCATCCAGTCGGGGCGGGTGCGGAGCGATGCACCGGTCTCGGGGTCCTGGTGGTACAGCGACAGTTCGGGAGTGCCGTCGGCGAACAGGGCAGCGGCGATCGGGTGATCCTTGATGACCTCGGCCATGGCGTGGACATCGTCGTAGTCGGATGGTTTCAGTGGGAGCTTGCCTGCGGCGCGGACGTCGGCGACTTGAGCTTTCACCTCTTTCGTCAGCCACTTGTCGGCGTCGATGCGCACCAGCTCTGCGCCCTCGCCGAGGATGAGAGTGTGGGCGGCGTGGCCAACGTCGTACTCCGTCTTAGGTGCCTGCGGGTGATCCATCCCCCAACGGAATTCCGCCGGCGTCGACGGCGCGAGGAGCTTCCGGGCACCCGACGACGAGAGGGTCTGCCGGTCAGCGTGGTACGCAATGTCCGTGATGCCGCCGTAGATGCCGGGTGCGTCGACGACGTCCGACACGAAGCCGCTCATACGACGAGCCGATCGGTGACGGGCCCGAAGTAGGACAGAAGCTCAGCCCACGGTTCGGGGTACTGGTGGGCGTCGGACTCCCACAGGTTCATGCCCTCTTGGTGTTCCCACCGGTGGCCGTCTTTGTCCCAGACGGTGTTGATGGGTTCCATCGGTTGCGGGTCGGACCCGGACCATGCGCGGTGGGTGCCGTCGGCGCTGAGCTTGCCTTGCTTCGGCTCCTCGGCGGGAACAGTGACGATGCCGGTTTTCGGGTCCGGGTGGTACTGCTGCGGCGGGTCGGGAATCTCGTCGAGCTGCTCGATCGAGTAGATCCGGTGGATCGCGATGTTCAGCACCGGGCCGTGCGGGATCGTCGAATTGAACGCTGCCCGCTTCGCCATGTCGGACAGTGCGTCGCGGGTGTCCTGGTCGAGGTGCACGGCGAGGAACTGCGCACCGAGCACGCTCGCCCCCGGACCGGTTTCCACCTCGCCGACTACGGCCTTGATGCCTAGCTCGTTCTCGTAGCGGACTTTCACGCGGTACGTAGGCACTGCGAATCCTCCTGTGTCGCTTGGTAAACGTTGAGTGGTCTGGACGGGTATCCGGTGAACCCGACGACGGCGATCCGCCCGGCCTTACGGGCACGGAGGAGAGCGCCCATGCGGGCTTTCATCGACCCGGACTCGGGCAGGTCTGCGGCGGAGAACGGACGGCCGGCCGCGATGAGTTGCTCGAGGCGCTCGTACGTGGGCCGCTCGTCCGCTTCCGGGACGTAGACGTTGAGGCGGTTGAGAGAGCGGATCAGCGAGTCGTAGTCGACGCCGAGGTCCCGTGCGATCGCCTGGTGATCGAACCCGGCTGCGCGCATCGACCGGTACGAGGCGATCCACTCAGCCTGGCGGCGTTGCTGTCCGGCTCGCCGCCGGCGGAGTAGCTCGTCGCGGTCCATGAGGTCGAAGTTGCTCACGACTTCACCACCGGCTCGGCCGCGAAGTGCAGCACCGCGGACGGATCGAACTCGCCGCCGTTGGGGGTGATGATCTCGACGTACCCGGTGGCCCAGCCTTCGCCGGCGGCGGTCTCCCATTTCTCGGGTGAGACGACCCGCCACGGCCCGAAGGTCTCGGGTAGCGGGATGACGGCGAGCTGCTCGCCGATCTTCCGGCAGATCTCCTCGGCGGCCTTGTTGGCGGTTGCGCTCTTGCTCATGCTCCACCTGCCAGCACTGAGAGCAAGCCGAGGGCGAGCTGCGCGGCCTGGTCCACCGTGTAGTCGGTGTGCAGGACCAACGTTGCTTTGCCGAGGTCGTTGATCTCGACGACGTGGGCACGGATGACGTCGGGCTCGGGACGTGAGAACGAGATCCCGATCGGCTGCGTGGCGGGTGCGGTCAT